CATTTAATCGGCGATTCACAGATTATATACACCCTTGTGTACCCTACCTATATCACCCCTTGTATATCACTAGAGTTAATAGGATGATTGTTATAGCTCCTGTGATGCTTAGTATGGCATCCAGGTTGATCATGTTAAGCACCACAGGTGCTGCACTGTGAACTGTTTCCATATGAGTCCTCCTTTCAGTCCTCCTTTGAGTTTCCTATGAGTCCTCCTTGGACTCTCCTTTGAGTCTCCTTTGAGTCTCCTTTGAGTTTCCTTTGAGTCTCCTACTTGCCCTGTTTTGTAAACTGTGAGATCAGCGGTGTGTGTGGGGTTAGTTGTAAACAAATAAACATCAAACTAAACATCCCAGACATATCCTAATATAAACTAAACATCACAGACACATCATATATCTCATATATATCAAGTAGATATCAAGTAGATATCAACAGATACCTCCCCCATGCCCTACATCTAAGAAAGTGTAAGTGGTTGTGGGGGGGCGATTCAGGGGTGTCGATTGCCAGGTTTACTTTCCCCTACATAAACCCCCTAAACAATCCCTACTCGGTCTCAGTGAGGATCCTAGTGGGTCGTTTTCTTGGGTGTTACATCCACTACCCTCTTTAGGAGGTATTTATCAATCTCCGAGTGGGTCTGCGCAAGGTCAACCAAACGTGATTTAATTGTCGCTCCTCCTCGGCTATTGAGATTCTCCAAATAGCTCTCAGCGTATTCAAATAAACCAACAACCCCCTCACTCGTTATATCCTCCTCTATAAAGTCTAGGTATCCCGATACATAGTTATCTGCCTCTACAACATAGTGGTAGTCTTGTATAAGATATCTATACTCTAATATTTGGATAATGAAGTCAACTACTTCAGCATTATGGTTGTAGAATTCAACTTTTCTCATGATTGCAACGCACCTTTCTTGTCCTTCATCGTACTAGCCATGTGAAATTCATGACCAAGCTCTCTTAGTAATTCCTCCATCGTTATCGTCTGTCCGCCGTGGTTGACCTGTTGCTGGAGGGCTGCTAGCACCGCGAGGAACTCCGTATGGCCACCCTGACTCTCCTCTAGTTGCCGGTATGCAGCGGCTAGGGACTGAATGGCTTCATATAGCTTCGGATCCATACTCGGTTACCTCCTGTCCTTACTTGGACTCAACAATCGTGTTTAGGGTCAGGTCTATATCAACTGGTGTGTAGGTTACCCTCATTAGTTTATCCTTCTCATACCCAGTCGATGTGGATTCATTTAAAGCTGCCTCACGTTGATCATATTGGTGTGATAGCTCTCCAAAGAACCTCTCAAAGCTCTTATAGGCTGGATTGAGGCTGGGATATTTGGTTAGTAATCCCATATAGAGATCACCCATTGCCACATACTCTCCACTCTCTTGGGCATCCAGTATAGGTGTATCTCCCATATTTCTGAGGTGGAGCGGGTAGCCTCGAGACACAATTGAGATTATTTGCCCAGTTTCAGAATCCCTCACAGGACCGCCACTCATGCCGCTTACTGCTGTTAGGTCATAAGAGTTCATAGTTGCCACTAGATGGCTTGTAGGACCCACTGAGCCCGTTGTCATCATCAACTTAGAATCTTCACCATATCCAATTGCCCTAACCTTCTGTCCTCGAGTACTCTTCCCAATGGAATCCATAAGATTGTCGGGTAATTTGGGGATTTTCTTAGTTGATAGAAGTGCGATGTCAAACTTATTACTAAATCCCACCACATAAGCCTGAATGATCTTCTCACCAGGGGTTACGATTGAGATCGGGTCGGACAAACCACCGGAGCTGAAGAAGCCACCGGATTTATAGATCACATGTGCTGCAGTGAGGATTAGGTCCTCATTTAAGAAGGCACCTGACCCAGTGCCACCATGGGTGATGACTCCGACCACCTTATCTCTATACTTGATTGGAATCTGCTTACCCTGTGGCTGCCTTGCAACAAATTGGTCGAGTTTGAGTTCATTCAAGTAGTTGTCAATCCCATCCACATACTCAATTCCCTGCTGAACTACGAAGGGTGTGGCAAAGGTGACTCCCATAACCAATGCTGTGCTTGATAAAAGCTTGTTAATATCCATGATTTATCTTCCTCCTAGTTTCAGTGTATCACTTTATTTGGGCTATGTCAACCCCTAACTCCAAATAAATGCTTCTAAATATTATTTCCCATAGGTTACATACTATCATGGGTGAAAATCGATGTCAAGGGGTGGATTGGCGAAATGGGCATTTATCGGGAGCTAAAACAAAAAACAATTTAAATAGGGGCTACAGAACGTTTGATTAAATTTAGCACCCCTAGTGTACAAAAAACAACCAACATACCTCACCGTGCATTTAAATGGCTTCTAGGGGTATTTTAAAGCTAATATATAAGCCCCCAGGCAGCTCTGGTTGAAAGTGCTATCAAAATAAAAATAAAGTGCTTTGGGGGGTTGACTTTGGGGATCTCAGTATGTTACCCTAGACCCTTACTTACTTACTTACTTCTATTACCTTACTTAGTTCCTTACTTACTTCCTTACTGCTTACTACTACTTCTTCCCTTATGTTTATCTTATTTTTATTTTACTTACTATTTCTTACTACTACTTCTTCACTTACTTCTATTTCCTTACTTTCTTCCCTATACTCACTACCATATGTTATAACTACTGGTATAACTATAGGATAACTATATAGATAACTATCTAGGTAACTATAGAGATAACTACTGGTATAACTATAGGATAACTATATAGATAACTATCTAGGTAACTATAGAGATAACTACATAGACCCGTACGAGACACGTATGGTTAGTCCATTAGTTTTTCTATAGGTTTATATGTTATCTATAGTTTACCTATAGGTTATATCTATAGGATCACTAATGTTAGGGCCCATACAAAAAACAAATCAAATTTCGTGTTGACATTGGGCGATTCATGTGGGATACTGGAATTGTAGATATTTGGAAGGAGATCGGAAATGAAAAAAGAAGAAATAAAAAAACAATTAGATCTATGGGATTTGGAAGAGGGGGATTTTTATCATGAAAGTATTTTTCAGCTATATCGGGAGAGCCGAGGAGATCGGACTCATCCTTTCCATCAGAGCACTTATGCGGATATCGAGCTTGTTATTACAACTCACAACGATTTTGTCCGAGAGACTATTGAGCGACAGAGACTAAACACGGAGGGAAATTGATATGTGGCAGTTCTTAGGAATGTTGATAGCTCTAGCAATAATTACGTTAATTCGGATGGGAGGTTAATTATGGATATTATTGGAACATTGGTCTTTCTTTACATTATCGGCCTCATTGTCGCCTACAACTTCAAGGTTGTTACGGAGGAGCAGGCCATCATCGGGGCTGTGCTCGCGTTACCAGTGTCGATTGCCCTGGGTGTGTTTTTTAACTTGGGAGGAATGTAGATTATGATAGTTATTCATGCAATTTGGGTGCTTGGAATGGTTGGGTTGCTGATTGCCGCAGGGCGTAAGTACCTCAGCTCAGGCGAGTTACTACTGGCTGTCGGTGTTGGAGCACTAGTGATAGCGATTTCAATTCAGCTAATACGATAGGAGGGTCGATTTATGAAAGAAGCAATATTTATAATGTTGGCAGCATTCACTGGAATACTTTTGGCCTATGTGATTGCCCTAATTAAAAAAGATTGATTTAAGGGGTGCCACAGAACGTTTGATTAAATTTAGCACCCCTAGTGTACAAAAAACAACCAACATACCTCACCGTGCATTTAAAGTGGAAATAGAGGTATTCTAGAGGAGGGGCTAAGATGGATTATCGGGAAATTATCTTAATTACATACATTTTTGGAATTATATCACTTGTTGGTATATTTGGATAAGTATTGAAAGAAAACCCTTGACAAGAGGTGAATTTTGATGTTATATTAGAAGTGTAAATATACGTTAGGGGCTCTGGATAGCTGGCTCAACAAGCCGAGTGATGATTCTAGGGCTCCTTTTTCATAACCAAGGGGAGAGGGAGTTGAGCAAATGAAGATTTCAGATTTTGGCCTGGAGCTGATTAAAGCGGCGGAGGGCCTGGAGCTAAAAGCGTATGCCGATACAGGTGGAGTGCCCACAATTGGTTATGGCCATACATCTGGGGTGCGCCTTGGGCAAAAAACAACACAAAAACAGGCCGAGTTCTTTCTTAAAACGGATGTAGAGTCTGCTGAGGCCACGGTTGACAAGTTTGTTAAGGTGCCAATTAAGCAACATGAGTTTGATGCACTAGTCTCATTCGTATTCAACGTTGGAATTGGTCAGTTCATGAAATCGACCCTCTTACGTAAATTAAATAAAGAGGATCGGATTGGGGCGGTCAATGAGTTAGATCGGTGGATTTATGATAATGGTCGGATTCTTTTGTGGCAAATCAAGAGACGTGCTGTCGAGCGGGAGTTATTCAAAACGGGAGTACTTAACCTTGTTTTATTTGATGGCCCTAACACAAATCAAAAAGAGTTGACAAAGTGGATTGAGTCTGTTATACTAGGAACCATAGCGTGAAATAGAGGAGAGAACTGAGCATGATTGATAAACTATTTGTATATTATAACAACCGCATTACCTCAACACTGATGCTAATGCGAAGTAAGGATTTGGTGCGGGATGAGAAACTGGCCCACCTTGAGGCAATCTTAAAGGATTTACAACACCTCCAATACACAATCGAGACGGAATCATCCATGATCAGTATGGAGAAGCTCGAGGAGATGAAGGATGTTGCCGACGCCGACGGGGCTGTTGAGGCAAAGAAGACAAGTAAAAAGAACTGAGGAGAAAATAAAAATGACGGATAAAACAAACAAATTCCCAACCTTTAAAGCCGAAGGACTTCTTTTTTGGCCACAATTTGTGAAGCCAGATGAGATGACTGGAGCATACGACATTCAAATTGTAGTTGCGGATGAGGTTGCCGATGAATTGGCTGATCGCGGATTGCGGCCCGTTGCTGCACGGGATGGGACTTTACGAGAGATGAACGGCCACCCTGGATTGAGAGTCTTCAGACTACGTAAGAACGCACTGATGGCGGATAAGGTTACCGAGAGGCCCCCTCCTAGTGTGTTTGTAACTACAGATGCCGGTGAGCTTGTGCCCTTTGGGGGTAAAATCGGCAATGGGTCTGAAGGTGAGGTTATCTTCTCCCTCTTTGAATATGACAACAAGTTCGGCAAAGGTATTTCACACTCTCTGCAGACAGTTGTTATCTCTAAGTTGGTGGAATATAAATCTGTGTCAATTGAGGATCGACTTAAAGAGGCTGTGTCGATTGGCAAGAAGAGCTCTTCAAAGATTAAAGCTAAGGCGAGTAAAGTGGATGTGGAGTCCGATGAGGACCAGCCATTTTAGCTAAGAGACATGGTGTAAGAGGTGCCGTCCGAGCACCAACCGGCCCCCCATCTATCCCGGACTCCCCCGGGCTGGGCCGGCTTCCAATTAAATCCAGGAACTCTACACCCTGGTTAAATAGCCCCGGAGGTCAACTTCGGGGTTTATTTATGTCTTAAAATGTAAAGCTGGAGTTTACCTTTTCACACTTATTTGCACTATTTCGGAAATTGCTATGGCTACCACGTGAACGTGGAAACAACCCCTCTATACTGTGGTCCCAAGAAAACATTTGACAAACGGAAAGAAATAATGCTATAATAAGAGTACGGACCGTTAGGGTCTATGGCTTGCCCCAGGCAGGCGTCAGACCAGAGTAAGAGCCCTCAAGGATAAAAACTTGGGGGCTTCTTTATGCGCACAGGGAAGAGGTATACCATGCTTGAGATAATCATCTTCGCATTTGGATTGCTGGGGAGCATTCTCATTATTTATAAGAATAGGTGGGGATTTATATCCTATTGCATTCACAGTGTGGCTTGGGGGATTTCATCGTATGCTGATGCCGAGTATGGAGCCTTGGCGACATGTGTCCTATTCTTTGCCTTTGACGTATATGGCTTCTATCGGTGGAGTTCTACATACAAGCCCTTGGCTTCTATCGGTGGCGTTTTACATAAAAGCTCTTGACTTCTTCCGTAAGACGTAGTACACTATAAATAGGCAGAAAAGTAAGACGCCCAAATCCTCCCTAGGATAATCCGGCGCAGCTGTCTAGGAACCTCGAGGGGCCCTCTCACAAGGAGGGCCTTTCTTGTATCTAAATGGTCACTATTATGCACAAATTCACTCCTTTTGTACACTATAATCAGCATTAACCTTTTTTATAAGTGTTTTTCACAGGCTGTAAGTGTTATTCACAACCAGCTTGACACATGCACTATTTTATGCTACAGTTAAGGTGTAGATAGTGAGTTAAGAACATGGATAGATTCAATGAAGATTATAGAGAAGACCATTGGGAGGCCGAGAGTCGAGATGACTTCACAAATGAGATGCTTTCAAAGATCTGGTTGAGAAGTTTATCAATGACGATTCCGCCAGCAACAGATGAGGATTAGAGTAAAGTAAGTGGATACAAATATAGGGAGGTATGTATCATGGAAAACTTTGAAGCTTGGAATCACGAATGTGAATTTTATACGGATTACCCCCACAACCATGGGGAAGACGAGGACACATCAGAGGAGGTTCAACATGCGACGGAATAAATTACAAAGAGCTGTTAAGAGGTTGCTCGATATATTAGATCAGGTCGAGCGGACCAAGAAGGGTGTCAGGTTCTACCCAGTCAAGATTCAATGCACGGGTGCGGACCTAGCGGAAGAAATCCACGAGCTATTAAGAACAATGAAGAAGGAGGTGTGAAATGTATAAGGGTCATCAAAACTATCCACACAGGACGATGTGCGACATCTTAGGTGAGATGCGAGCTATAATGGCGACGAATGGTTTGTTCACACACACGTATGTCAATGCCGTGATGAGTAGCTTAATTGAGGAAGCGCAAGCTGCAGGGAACCGAATGGAGGCCGGACTATATTATAAGAGAGATATAGGGAGGCTACACACTCGGCGTGCACGCTTGCTGAAGAAGGTTGCTGCCCTAGAGGCAAAGCTGCCTGAGGAGGACCGTGATACTGGCTTTTAATCTGCGGGCTTAGTTAGCCAATCCAAATTAAATTTAAAAGGGCCTGATGTGGGGATGATAGTTAATGTCTCCCCATATTGCTGTTGCCAATAAGCATACCGCAAGGCATTTCCAGGCATCATCCGCCCCTTCACCTCCAGATACACCTTGAACCCCTCGAGTGTTGTCACCACAAAATCACATGTATAGGAGAAACGCTTCCCCCCCTTCATGTCAGGCAAGGTGAACCTCACCTGCTTTTCAATCTTGCGAATCCGCCCATCCTCAAGCAACTCTTTCAACATTAGATAGTACTTAAGCTCTGCCTTGGAGTCGAACTTCTCCCCATTATAAACAACCTTGACGGCCTTCGACCATTTTTTATGTGTGATTTTTGACATTTGAGTTGACATTCCTTTTCTTTTATTATATCATATAAGTATAGGTAAAAGCAAATAGGCTATAAAATAGGAAGGTGTAACATGTCGAAATCACATGACTACTTTACATTTTATAGGGAGATCCGTAATAGTCCCTCCCACCCACTCTACGGCATCACGTACGATGAACTCGTGGAGCTATACGATGGGTATGAGAACTATATCGAAGAGATCGACGGCTACTTATTAGAGTCACATCAGATTATATTTACCCCAGAGGGAGACAAGGATGAAGATTGAATGTAAAAATAAAATGGATTGGCTGGATGTTCGGAGTACAGTGATTACTGCTACCGAGGCATCCTCTATGTTCGCCATCAACCCATACGGGAGTGTCCACAAGATGCTGGACCAGAAGCGTAACCCTGACTTCATTGAGAATGCCTATACACGCCTGGGCCATGTCCTAGAGCCGGCAATCGTCAAAGCAGTCAATATGTTACTTGACAAAAAATTTGTAGATCCACCAGGCATTCAGTTCTATAAGCATGAGGCTGCAGCCCTCGGGGCCACTCCGGATGCTATTGATGGGCCGTGGTTGCTAGAATGTAAGTCAACCGGGCCTAAGAAGTTTGAGAATGAGTGGGTCGATTCGCCCCCAATCTATTATATTCTCCAGGTGCATGTTCAGATGATTTGCTCTGGGGTTAAGAAGGCATACATTGCCGGCATGTCGACAGACCAAACTCCTACATCCTTTCAATCTCCTTTACCTTTGAGAATATTTCAGGTACACTATAATAAGGAGCTTGAGAAGATTGTTTTGGAACGTGCAAATTATGCATATTCTTGTCTCACCGATGGGACGAAGTACGTACACGACCGGGAGTTGAATACCCACGTTAAGAAATTATTATTGAATAGTACAACAGGAATCGAGGTCTAACATGAACTGGTTACCGGAGCATGATCTGCTACTCGCCATACTACAGAAGGCACGGGAGGATCTCGATTCACCCAGCCCACAGCTTCGCGGGGAGGCACAGTATTGGTTGTATGAAGACACTGAGGACTTCCCTCTTATAATAACCCTACTGGGTTTGGATTGGAAAATATTTAGGCTTAAGCTGAAAGGACAGGCACTACATGATTAAGCGTTCAACATGTCTAGCTGTATTAAGAGACGAGGATGGGTACCTGCATTTTGCCGGGGATCGATTGATCTCGCGGAATTTTGGAAAGGCTCAATCCCGGCCCTATCCTAAGGTGGGGTACCGCAATGGAGTACTCCTCTCAGGAACCGGAGATGCGTACCTATGTGATGTGTTCGTTCATCACTGGCCCGTCCCAGTCAAGCGCCCCGGACAGGACTCCTTTGCATATATACACGGCGTGTTCATGCCGCACCTAATGGACTTTCTGAATTCAGATGGCGACACAATGCCGGATCGACGAGCACTCTTTGGCTCTGATTATGGCGGCGGGGCAGCCTTCCTGGTTGGGGTCGGCTCAGATCTATATGAGCTTGACCTAACGGCGGATGCGATAATGATTAATGGGATCGATGCTCCAGCTGCACATGGGTGCAGAGGACCGCTGGCGATGGGTAGCTTGATGACTACCGAGGGCTCAACGATGTCAGTTGAAGATCGGCTAACTGTCGCACTCACAGTGGCGGCTGGAGTTAGTCCGGGATGTCATTCGACAATCGACATCATCAGCAATGCGCCACCCATCATTAAGGCGCCGGCTGTAATTAAGAAGAAGAAGTCAACCACAAAGAAAAGGAGGACAAAGAAAAATGGGGAATAAAGAGAGACAAACGGTGATTGTATTACAGAATTCGATGGCCCACGCGGTCAAAATCCTGGAGCACAATTCGCCCAACACAAAGATTAAGCTGGCGGACGTGCTGGTTGTGGCAGAAACAATTGCCATCCGATTACTAGAACTATCAAGGGAGATTGAGTAATGCATAGAATCCGATATAAGTTTCAGAGTGTGTCTGCCGTATTGTCACACGCCCCTGACGCCAAGAAGACAATGGATGAGATGGCGGGATCAGTCTATACATCTGAGTTCTCCGCTGAGGACCTGGATGATATTCTTGTCGAGTTCACCCACTTCTTGAGAGGGTCTGGGTTTTATTTTATAGGCAATGTTGTGATAGAGGACACTAATGAATAAGCGATATCTTATCTTAGATATAGAGGCCGACAACTTGTTGCACGATGTTACCCAAGTGTGGTGCGTCGTGCTGCAGGATGTTAGCTCCGAAGAGGTATTTACCTTCACGCACCTTGAGAAATTCGCGGGACTTGACCAATTCTTGTACAACCCAAACAATATATTTATAGCTCATAACGGTATTGCCTACGATATGCCAGTACTTAAGAAGCTACTCGGCTATCAGATACCATGGCACCAGGTGTATGACACTTTGATACTATCACGCATGTTCAATTCAGATCGGTTTGGGGGACACTCCCTTAAGTCGTACGGTGCCGAACTCGGGTGCCCGAAGCAGGAGTTCACAGACTTCTCACAATACAGCCCACAGATGCTGGAGTATTGTATACAAGATACCACAGTGACGAGAAAGGTTTGGAACCTATTCTCCCACCTCATAACAAAATACAAGAAGAGCATTGACATTGATCGCGAGTTCGCCCACTACATCAGCCTTCAGGAGCAGAATGGCTTTTGTTTGGATGTAGGCTTTGCCACCGCATATTGCACTAAACTTGAGGCCGAGAATGAGGTCTTAACTGACGACCTATTTAAGATCGTACCAAAAGTCAAGGTCATTCCGCCCTTATATAAGGCTGCCAAACTTGAGGGAAGGTTGATTGCGGAGTCTATTACGGACTTCACATATATAACAGCCAAAACAAAAGTGATTAAAAAAGTGGCCTACAAATTCGCCGAGTTCAATCCAAACTCACGCCAACAAATCGTTGACCTATTTAAGAGTAAATATGGTTGGGTGCCGATTGAGTTCTCAGAGAAGGGATCGCCGAAAGTGGATGCTGATGTCCTTGGCGGCCTACATTATCCAGAGGCACAACTACTTGTGAAGATCCTAGACATTAATAAAAAACTAGGACAGCTTAAATCGGGTCAGAATGCATGGCTACGACAGGTTAAGGAGGATGGCAGGGTTTATGGTGCCGCAATTGTTAACGGGGCCACAGGGGGTCGTTGCACCCATCGTATCATATCTAATATAAATAAAGATCCGAACATGAGGAAGTGCTGGATTGCCAGGGCAGGTTGGGTATTAGTTGGGTGTGATGCGTCAGGACTTGAGGCCCGGACCCTAGCCCACTATCTATCGCATTTCGATGGCGGCCAATACGCGGAACAGATTTATAAGGGCGACATTCACCTATACAATAAAAAAATCCTGGGGCTTCAGAATCGAGACACAGCCAAGGTGGCCTTCTTCGCCGCCGTCTATCGAGCTCAAGGCTTGAAGCTTGGCAAGATTGTCAAGGATGACTTAGGCTTAAAGACGGCCGCGGAAATGAAGCAGGCTGGAAATAAGCGACGGGACCTGTTGCTTGCTAACTTGAGCGGGTACCAAGAACTCCTTGATATGATTGAAGAAACACTCGAAAAGCGCCGATATATGAGGTGCATTGATGGCCGACCACTGAAGCCGAGGCGAGATTATGCGGCGATTAATCTCCTAATCCAGGCATCAGGTGCGGCGATTATGAAGCAGGCCCTCAACAACTTTATGCGTCGGATGCAGGAGTTAAAATTAAAGCATGGACAAGACTATGCATTCTGTGCTAACATACATGATGAAGTAGTTATTGAATGCAGGCCCGATGTGGCCGAGGCGATGGCTCGGGAGTTCCGTGAGGCCATTGTGAAAGTAACTGACGACCTGAAGCTGAAGTGCCGACTAGATGGGGAGAGCAAAGTCGGACAGAATTGGCTTGAGGTCCATTGAGGAGATAAATAAATGCAGAGTGATAAAAAACCAGCGTGTAGATTGTGCGAGGTAATAAGGACAGTCGGAGTGATTCTGACTGTGGTAGTGAATATTCTCACCCTATTAATCGTTGCACACATTGTAACATTTTAGAGGGGGGAGTAAACATGGATTCGACTAGCATCTTTGTAACGGCCGTGCCATCCCAGCTCCCCCTGTCCCCTGTGGCCAAGTCCACCCATCGCTGCCCCAAGTGTGCGGACGATCGGGTTAAGACTAACACACGGACTCTAACAGTCTATCGGGATCCAGATGGTTATGTTCGCTGGCAGTGCTTCCACCCCACGTGTCAGTGGGCAGTGAGGCATGCAGCACATGATCCTAATTCAGACAATGTTGTAGAGGATGAAGAGGCGGCGATCGAGGCAGTGATGCCCATCCCCTTTGACCCAACACAGGATGAGTTGATTAAACAAGTGGCTGCCAACTATGAGTTTGTACATTGGTATAAAAACAGTGCTGGTGAATTCTTGTTTGCTATTGTTCGTACTTCTACGAAGGCCTTCTATCCACTCACCCTGCTTAAGAGTGGGGACTGGTCCCTGCAGACAGCGCCACCGGGAAAGTTCCTGTACTCAGTCAAGTCTTTGGCTGACAACCCCGAGGCCCCAATCATTGTGGTTGAGGGCGAGAAGGCGGTCGATTTGGGACAACCTAAATTCCCGAAATCCATCCTAGTGTCTTGGCCCGGTGGGTCGGGAGGCACACACCGTGGTGACTGGGACCAACTTAAAGGTCGCTCTGTTTTAATCTGGCCCGACAATGACGAGCCTGGAACTGCAGCGGCACAGAAAATCACCGCCTACCTTAAGGGCGAATGCGCGATCGCATATACTAACCACCTGCCACCAAAGGCTGATGTGGCTGATCCCCTGACCCCGGAGGAAATTAGACAGGCGATTACAAAACGAATTGACCAGGCCTACACTCTTGAGATTAGTAATGCACTTACACAATCTAAGTTCTTTCAGGGACTAAAGGAGTCGGCGGTCGGCACAGCAACGGGGTGGGACATTGTAGATAAGAGTGTGCTACTTCGCGGCCTGACAATTATCGAAGGTCGTAGTGGCCATGGGAAAAGTACTGTAATGATGAACCTCGCCAATAACATGGTAGGCCGCAAGCATAAGGTTGTGTTCTATACCTACGAGATGCCGGGCTACGAGATCCTATCCCGCATGTCAATGTTACAGGAGGAGAGGGTGTTGTCAGATGTTCCATGGGAGAATGCTAAAAAATATGCGGAGATGATTACTTCTGGGAAGGCAAAGGGCTACAAATACTACACTCAATATTTAAATAAGCAGATCTTTATCTCAGATGAGGCTCTAAATATCCAGCAGCTTGTTACTCAACTTGAGCAACCTGCCTTGAGTGGCTCAGTAGTCTTCATTGATTACATTCAAATGATTCCAGCGGATAAGGATACATCCTACATGCCAAGATACCTGCAGATCAAAACATTCTCAGAGAAGCTAAAGCAGGTGAGTAAAAAGAATAATCTAACAATTGTGGCGGGGGCCCAGGTAACAGCAACCTCCGATCGACCAACACAAGATGTTATCCGTGAGGGTAAAGATATCTATAATGCAGCCGATGTCGTCCTCCGTGCATGGAATAATGAGGAAGGTAAGGAGGTTGGCACAACTTGGTTTGGCCCAATCGGCCCTAAGACAACCCTACCCACGAGCGATGGGGCAATTATTGTAAGGAAGGCTAGAGCCGGCGCCTCGAATCGCCACTTTGATTTTAACTTTAGCCCGACACGCAAGATGCTGTTTCTTGAGAGAGAGTCGAAAGACCTTGACACTATACTCTAGACATGTTATAGTAAATAACTTATAACAAGGGAGAGGCGATGCCAACACACATATGGGGCGATGCAGACTTTGATTGGGAGGGACTTAATCAAGCTATGGGCTACATCTATCGCTATGTCTATCACCGGTCTGGGACACGCGTGTTTATGAAAGAGAAGTACGGGTCAATTCGATATGGACTCATATTCACGCCAGGGACGTCAGTGCGGAGGGGGTTTAGAATTATCCTTCCCCTCTTTAAACGTAAGACCCGATTTGGCCCACTCGATTATGTCCTGTGGACCTGGTCATCGTGCTTCCTATCTAGATTATGGGGGCGATATAGTACATGGCTGCTACGTAAGGCGGTGTTTAAGGCCGTTAAGATGTGGCCACACCTGGAGCATGAAATTCTAAGTGATGCCGATAGTCGGTTTATGTCCGAAGACGTGATTAGCCGATATTGGACACAATCATAATTCTATATAAAGGAGAGTATAAGTATGACAGCGATTAAAAAACCTATTGTATTAGCCTATGATTTGGAGACTTCTCCTTGTTTGTCATGGGTGTGGTCGACCGGAAAGCAGAATGTTGGTGCGAATCAGCTATTGCGTCCAGGAAAGATCATCTGTGTTTCGTATCGATTCTCACATTGGCCGGAGGGGAAGGTGAAGAACCTTCGGTGGAAGAAGAAGAAACGAGACAACCGATTCTCCATCCCCTTTACTGATAAGGAGATGGTCATTAAGTTCGCCAAGATTGCCGCTAAGGCTGACATACTTGTTGGACACAACTCGGATAACTTTGACAACAAGTGGCTGAACACACGACTAGCCTACTATCGACAACCAACACTGCGTCATCACATGACAGAAGATACCTTGAAGCAGGCTCGAAGGCAGTTCCGACTACCCAGCTTTAGACTTGACTTCCTCTGTAAGTACTTTAACATTCCCGGCAAACTATCAACGCCGACTGGCCTCTGGCAAAAGGTTGTTTTTGATGGATGCCCAGATGCACTGGACACAATGGTGTCATACTGTGATAACGACGTGCTGATTCAGGCTGCCCTGTATGAACACCTCTACGACTACGTACACCACACCCTTAACCTTGGAACATTTAATGGGCTCACCGAGATATGCCCACAGTGTGGCTCGAAGCACAGGCAAAAACGTGGATATAGGTATACGAATCTAGGGAAATTCCAGGCATATATCTGCCTCAATTGCCACCACTGGTACCGAGATGGAGTTAACCTCCTTCCTGGTGGTAAGTATGTTGGCCGATAAGTACTTGACACCCGAGACTATATGTGTCAAACTAAAAGTAGAAGGAGATAATCATGGATAAAACAATAGCCGTATTTTTATCGGCACGAGAGTTACCGACTATTAAGATCCAGGCCATCAGGGTCGGGGAGCTCCTCGGGAAGAAGGGCTTTCACGTCTATTATGGTGGGGGCAACCAAGGCGCCATGGGGGCACTCAAGGACGGTGTAGTGTCGGTCGGTGGAGTTTATACTGGCGTAACGACAACCCAACTATTGGCAGACGAATTCCAGGGCCCGATGGACCCTAACACAACCGTGAAGGCAACAATGGGGGAGCGCAAAGATACAATGCTATATGTAGCTGGGACGATACTCCTCCTGCCTGGCGGATTCGGATCAATGGATGAGTTGTTTGAAGCACTAACATACATACAGCTGAACCTTATCAAGGCAAAGGTCATCATCTTCGATCCCGAAATTGAGGGCGCATTGAAAGCACTGTTCAGAGTATTCACGCATCGAGGCACCGCCAGCCGACAAGACTATGAGCATGTGAAGTTTGTTAGCTCACTTCTAGAGCTCGAGAGGGAGTTAAATAATGTCGCATAAACAAATCAAAGGGAAACTAAAGCTGCGCCTAGTGCCGCCAAGGGCCATTGAGTCTATCGCCCTGGTCCGTGCAGCGGCCGGAGCGAAGTACGATAGCCCCTGGGGCTGGTTGGAAAGTGTGGCGCCCGAGGACTTCATTGAGGCTACGGCCCGACACCTCTTGGCAATGCAAAAGCTAGATGACATCGCGGCTGTGGATGAAGATTTCGGACTATTACACATCGAGCACGCACTTACATCATTGGCGATGGCCGTCGAACTTATCAAGCGAGGCACAGAGGGTTACGAAGCCACCCTTGAGAGGTTAAGAGCGGATCATGGTATAATAAGTTAGAGAGAGAGGGAGAGCCAGCATGAATATTGGAGACCGAGACCTAGACCTTATAGCCGATTTCATTGAAAGTATGCTTGAGATCCGGGCTATGGATGATAAGGGAGCCTATGCCAAAGACCTTGCCAACCTACAGCTACAGTATCGCTGGAAGTATGGTATCAGTAATGAGGAGTGGGAGTGGCTCATGAATAATGAGGACCACCTTCTACGAGCGAAGGAGGGAATGTAAATGTTAAAACTAGAGAAGCACTCATTCATATTTTTACGCCATGGTCAGACAGATGCCAACTTGAATGAGGTTGCCCAGGGCCAGTTAGACTATCCCCTGAATTCGTTGGGGAGACAGCAGATGGTGGAGGCAACACACGTACTAGCTCCCTATTTGTCTGCGCTGGGGCCCCAAACAATACATACATCAACCTTGAGGCGGGCCAAAGAGTCTGTCAAGGTTATTAAATCATACTTTCCACAAACGAAAATCAAATATCATGAGGATCTTAGTGAGGCCCATTGGGGCGTGAAGACGGGAAAATCCCCACACCCCTGGCGTAAGAAGTGGTTAGGTGATAAGTATGTGCCGGATCGTGGGATATCATTTCTAGACTATCGAACAAGGGTGGTAAATAAGATCAATCATATCTTAAAGGAGGCTGCTCTCCATGATCCTGTGCCGATTATCTTAGGGCATGGTGGGACCTGGTGGGCATTAATGAGAGTGTTGGGCCGACCTATCCACCTTGCAGGTAATGCCAGTGTTATGCTTGTTAGTTATGAGTATGGGAGGTTGAGGATCCGCACACTAACGGCAGCTACGGGAAAGGAGAACTGAGGATGGATTATTATAAATATAGGGACTTAAGGATGAGTTTACCTATGGAAATTGGGACAGAGAAGTTCCGTTTGATCATGGGTGAGATGTTATCGTTGCTTGATGAGGAGGAGATGGTCGAATTTACTCGGCTGAATATAGAGGAAGGACATGGCGCTAAGCAGGCGCTTAAGATGTTAGAGGATGCACATGTAGCTGACAACTAGGTGTCGATTTGTCTTGACACAAGTGTTAAATGCTGTCATGATAGAAGTGTAAGAAGTTAAGAAGGGAGAGTGATCAGACATCTGACGGGCAGTGAGTACAGAGATTAGAGATGGGGAGAAGAGAAATGCCATACATACATCCAGAAAGAAAGAAGTTAATTGATGGGGGGACAGATAAGATGTCCAGTGGGGATTTAAATTATCTCATAACAAAACTAATTATACGATATATGGAGGCAAAGGGAGAGTCTTATAAGACCTTCAATGATATTGTGGGGGCACTCGACAATGCTAAGGATGAATTCCGACGCCGAGTTCTACACCCCTATGAGGATATGAAGTTGCTTGAGAATGGGGATGTGTATGCGAGTCGGGACATTGGGAGCTCCCTGGCCGCCGTGCAGGACATACTGAATAGTGCAGATGGGCATGGTGTAACTCAAATGCACCCACTTGATTGGGATCGGATATAGGGAGGATATAAAGATGAATAGGTATGCAGAATATGTCGAGGAGTTTAATAGATTAATTACGCTCCACAGTAAGAACGTGGCCGGCTTGACTGGAGTTTCCGCCGTAAGTCATAATGCTCATTCACAAACCATTGAGTTCATCCTATCACTTCCGGCCCATGAAATGTACAAGGACCACCACCGTTTGTATAAGACTAGCGTGGCCAGCCTTACAATGAAGAAAATCCCCATAATCTTTAATAAAATGTTGGTTGCCCTGAAAACGGCACAACAGGATGAGGCGTGAGTCATGTTCGCAGTAGGCCTAGGTGGTAAACCACCCGAGAACAGGCAAAAGCTGTCACAACGCATCCTAGAGCGTCTACAGCGATTTCGCCCATTAGTGGGTCGATTTGCCCGCTTCACTGGGGAGAGTATTTATATATCCGTTATTGTGTATATAATGATTCAGGTTTTGGATGGTGTTTTTAAATAGGTTTATTTAGTTACACCTTTGAACTTCTCATAGGTCCTGAATCCACCCATCCCAAGCATGCCGGTGACAATAGCTGTTAGTAGCGAGACATCCATCGTCGGCAGTGGGGGAAGTCCTTGTAGCTCTAATCCATATGAGATCAGGGGCGTGAGGGTAGTCCCGGTAATTGCAACCACACCCAGCCAACCAAACGCAGGCCGCCACCCAGATTTGTATAGACTAGCTGATCCCGCATCAATCTCATTAATCTTCATTTGCCCAAGGTCAGCCGACACGAGAGCCTTTGTTAGCTCTAACTCAATCTCGAGTCTCTTCCGCTTCACATCATCGGAATCCCCAGGAAACATTTTATCAACTACTTGACCCACAAGGGGTATGAGGCTCAATATATTCATGTTATCTTTTACTTTCATGGTTCTTATTAAAGGATAGTTAAATAACTTTTACCTACACCATCCGAGAAACAAAGGTCACCGCCGCTGTCACAAGTGCAAGTAGAAAGGCAATTACTCCCTTAGCATAGGCGGCCATCTTCTCGAGCAACCGCACCCTCTCCTCAATGTGGATGCGATGCCTCTTAATTTCCTTAACATCTAAATGGACATCCTCCAGCCGGGCCTTTATATACCCGACATCTTCTTTCATAGACATTTGCTTCTCCTACGGTTTTGGGTACTGGCCCTTGATCCCAGCGATCATGGCCTTCCACTCATCCAATCCACCATGGTAGATCAGATCTAATTGGTCCGCAACTGATGGGTAGGCTTTCGCCCTTAACTCCTTGTAATTGTTTTGTGCCTTCCACTCAGAGTACTTTATCTCTATCTCTTTTGCCGTCGGCTTCGGGCTGTCGTCCATCCACCGCAAGCCTGAATATGCCGAGCCATCTAGGCTCCATTTTTTTCCAGGGTAACATTTCCCTAATGCATATGCGTAATCTATCATCCTAAGATCCTCCTATGTCCCATCAACTTCCATTAATATAATACTACTTGCTCCACGCGAATAGTCCGTACTATTGGTATCCTGCCCCGTCCTGTTCAAATAGCTGGTGTATCCAAAAGCACTTTGAATCTGTACCTTATACGTTGTTGCACTGGTGGTAGACGGACTATCCAGGTACTGTATATAACAGCTCCCCAAGAAGTCATTATCCATCCCCATGCCGGTAGTCACCCGAGGACGGGTACCAGCTGTGTCTCCAACATGAATAGCCGTTGAACCACGTACCAGCTGCAGTTCAACACCATCTTGCCACGCACTTCCTGATGAGCCCACGGATAAATGTACCATAATAAGAATCTTATTGCTCGTACTTGTGGGTGTTATCGAGGCTGTAATTCCGGTAATATCGGCCCACGTTGTGTCTGCTGCACTGCTGAACGTGTCAGTTTTAACTGCCTGAATTACTTGTAAGATCTTGCCCCCACCACCGCCACCGCCGCTAGCATCTTGGAAGGTCGGTGCAGCACCTGCCCCATTACTGGTTAGGACCTGATCAGCGGACCCAGCAGCCACTGCAGCTGGGGCACCGTCTGCGCCCCAAGTAATAAGCTCACCATCAACACCATCAGCCAAATCAGCCACATCTATGTTTGAAATGGAGTTACCTGTGCCATTCGCATCAAAGGTCTTGTTAGTCAGGGTATCGGTAGACGAAGTAGTGACAACATTGACACCCTCGACTGAGACCTGTCCAGCACCCACTCTTGCTAGTGTAGTGTCCGTAGCGTGCCCAAGCTCAAGTGCTGTAATTTGTACCGTATCTCCAGTCCCTATACCAATAGAAGTTCTAAGGGTGGCTCCGGACTCAGCAACGGGGTCGGTTGTACCATCCCCTACTATCATCTCGCCATCCGCCAATACACTCATGGCCGTAATTGCCCCACTGCCAGATCCCAGAAGAATGCCCCCATCAGTTAAGCCCGTGGCAATTATATTCGTGAAGGTGGGTGTATCTCCAGTACCAAGGCCCAGGGATGTCCTAACTGTGGCGCCCGACTCCCCAACAAATGTGGACCCATCCCCCACCAGGAAGCTCCCATCTGTGGGCGTGACTGCCGTGCCAAGTGTCAACTCCACTGAGGCTAGGGCCGGGCTAATGCTGGTAAAACCATCGGCTGCAGAGTTAATTTTAAGATAGGAGTCCCCGACAACCGCCGTACTTACTAGCTCCCCATCGGCTATGCTTGTCGATGTGGGGGCCTTAAGTGCTCGTGTTGACATCTCGGCCACCTGTTGCGTTAAGAGAGTCACCCGATCTAATGCCGTCTCGTGAGTCAGCGCTGGGAATGGCCCACTCTCCACGTAGTCCGCTGTTTGTGTATAGGCCATGGCGAGGGAAATAGTCAGGGTTGTGCCAGATGCTGGTGCCACCAACATCGTTACAGTCCCCCCACTCTCATCCCCAGCCCCCGCCACCGTGTAGTGGGTAGTTAGGGCCTTCACTGTCTCGACCCCCGCGGCACCCTTTTCGACCACCCTAAGATCAGCGTCGGCCAGGAAGTAGTTACTGACGGTGAAGGCTAACGTAGCCCCGTCCCCATTGTACTTGTCTGGTGTGTAGTTGCTTGAAACTGTCATGCTCTTTTATCCTCTCTTAAACTTTAAAATATCTCTTCGGCCAAACTATCCCTCAACATATTCGTCAACAACTTAGTATAGAATAAGTTCTGAAATGGCAGGGCCCGCCACATCTTCTTTATATCCGCCTCTGACCCGTTACCATTAACAATATTGCTGATTGGGACCCGGAAGTTATCAATGATTCCAGGGAGTGGTCCCATCACTCTCGTCCAGGCATTCTGTGTGGCGAATCGCGATCTCTGTCGATCTGTCAATAACGTTGCTGCCCCGATGCCAGTGAAGGATTGCACTTTATTATGGATGTCAAACAATAGGCCAGTTGCCCCGCTCCGATCGATCCCCTCGAGGATCAACTCTTCCGGATTGTCAATTAGCTCGCGTCCATCCAAGGCCCGCCTAAGCTGTGATGTTGCAGCCCCCAAAAACACGAGTCCAGTCAGCTTACCGAGGAACTCTTTATCTGCCCTCTGTAGTCCAGGCAATAGAATCTTATTTTGGAAAGCAAAGGCAAATCCCATGAACTGCGATAGAACCTTACCTAGTCCGGAACTCATCCACAGCGATCGATCTGCTGCACCAGGAATAATGATTAGGTTGTCTACCTCTTCACGAATCGCCAACTTAAAGGTGTCGGCATTCCACAGATGCATATTAGCCATACGAACCCCATCGATTTTAGTGGAGTGCTTAGCAAACTCTTTAAGCGCCTGGGACATATCTCCCGGACCAATACCCAGCTTTGACAGTGAATCCAATCTAGCTTTCGGCAATCTTCCGGCCGCATGCTTTTGAAAATCAATAATCATCCTGTTGGCTACATGGTTAGCGGACATTCGACGCGTAAAGTCATTCATCTGATTAATAAGAGCAATGTTCATAAACTTACCCGAGTGCTTGCGAATTAACTTATCCATTCGGGTACCCGACATAATTTCATCAGCCCCCAAATCCGCAACCTCAAAAGCCCGACTAGTCGCCCATGTCTCGTGCCCCACACCGATCTCAAGCAGATCATCCTTTGAGAGCTTAAGCCCCTTTAGCACCTTACCAAACTTTGTTATGTCTTTACCAAGTGGACCAGACATCGCTCGTGCAACCATTACGTGGGCTAAGTCAGGTATCTGGGCCAGGGCTATACCACCCCCCACAGCTGCGAATGAGTAGGCCTGGGCTGCCTTAGGCAACTGACCACTGAGTGAGTAAGGGTCCTCTGGCATCTTATACTTACCTTGTATCCTATCTCGAATGGCCTTAATGTCGGTGAGTGTGGTCTGGCGCTCTTTCACAAGTCGCAGGATCTTCTTGTCCTTGGCTCGTATCTCCAGCTTGCTATCTTGTACTGCCTTAATCATATTCTCATAATCTAATTCAATCTCACGAAGCTGAATATCCATATCCGCCGATCCAAATTGTTTGTTGAAAGCTATATCAGTTTCCACAGAACGGGCATAACGGTTTAAAATGAATTCAATATCGTTATCTAAAAATTCATCCAAATCATTAGGATCTATATTTAATGTGCGATTCTTTAGGGGCCCTGCTTTGAACCTCATTTCTTTTGGAAGGCGTACATTACCATGGAGAATTTTATCCGCTACATCGTCGGCAATTTCAGCAAGCTCATCACTTGTTAGTTTATCATTCTGCCGCTTAAGAGCAACCTTCATCTGATCCAAAAATTCTCTCTTCTGAAGTAGAATCTTCTCATGGCGAAACACAGAAGATAGATAGTTTGGGTTGTCAAACTCATCTGGAAGTAGTTTATTTTTCTTTAGTCTTTGTAGCTGTGCTTTAAAATAGCCTTGAACTGATTTAGCAGCCTTGGCGATGTGGGGATTATCTGATACACCTCCACGACGAACTGCTTTAGAGACCTCTGAGTTGAATTGGTCCCTCGAGAGGTCGGTACCGGACTTCTTTAATTTAATCCAACCATGATCAATAGCCATAAGGGGCTTATTAACTCTTCCAACCTTAGCTCGGATCATCGACTCGACAGACTGCTCGCCAAAACCATCCAAGTTCTTGCCAATGAGAAAGTTATGTGTAAATAGTTTGTTGCCTATCTCAGATGCCTTGGTGGACTTACCGCCCAGAACCCGCAACCCCGGACTTGTCTTCTTGGCTAAAGCGAATGCCGCATTGAATATCGGGTTCCGAATAATCTTTTCACCCTTCAAACTCACCTGCATAGCACCGGCAGTGGACTGTGAGATCTCAATATCACCCGCATCCTGAATCACATCCCGCCAGTTCTCTACCGTCGCCTTACTGCGCGGAAGCTTTACAGAGCCCCCAACAGTATATAAGAGGCCCCCGAGAGCTGCTGCTGCCGATAGGTTAAGGTATGTCTCGACTGACTGCCGTGTAGGGTCAGCCTCGTGTAAGATGGCTTCATCGATTCCGGCCGCCGCTGTCGTTAGCCCTGCACCAACTGCAAACCGACCCATCTTGGATGCACCCTGAACTGCCTTAGATGCCCACCCAATACCAGGTATAATCGTTGTCGGTGAGTAGAGTCCCCACGCCATGCTACCGAGAAATCCGCCCAAGCCTTGTTGCTTCTCTCTCATGCCCTGTAGGTCATCGAGATGGCTCTTATATTTATCCACACTCTCGCGATTTGGGAGGTCTACAAATTCACTAGCAAACTCTTCGTATCCCTTAATGTCATCAAGAGGGTTATAGGTTGTGTCGAATTCACCTGTAAGGTTAGGTGCTTCCAAAGACATTTGTACTGGGCTCTCTCTGCGACCTGATGCAAAGGCCTCACTGAAGGGGACCTCCGGAGTCTGCGCACGATTGACAACATCCAGAATTGTCGGAGCTTCCTCTGAAGCAATATACATATTACTCTTTGACCCACCACCTGCTTCACCAGATAAGGCCCCCTTGCCCAGATCATAGTAGCTGTAATTCGTTGTGTTAAAGGCATCAGATGTAACTGTATTATTTAAGTAAGCCTTGGCACCACCAGTTACACCCTTGAGATGAGCGGCTGCCAGTAATCCAGCAACATCCTCAACTGGCACATCGCGGCCCTTCATCTCCGGTAGATTGGTAATCCGCTTATAGTTGAGCTCAGTGAGTGCATCGAAGGCTTGATCCTGAAGAGTTGAGTCGGCCATAAAGGCAGCCTTGCCACCAGGTGTAACCCAGTTAGCTTCATCATCTAAACTCTTGTTACCCTTCTTGCTAACCCCCTTTTTAATAAGGCCGACATCCTCGAGTGCTTGGGCGCCAAACTGGTATGCGCCAATATACCCATAGGTATTTTCCGCACGGTAGCCCTGTGAACCCGACTCGGATGCCCGAATGGTCTCTCTGAACTTATTAAGTTGATCTGAATTAAATGGTAAGGTCAATTAAATATTCCCTTTATTATATTCCAAATAGCTCCGCCCTCTTTAGACTCCTCGGGTGCCTTCTCTTTTAGTAGAACAGACATAGCCTCTTTTTCCCTGTTAGTCTGCTCACGGTTTAATCTTAAATCATTAATCGAATCGACCTGCTCTTGTGTTACCTGTTTATCGCCTGGTCGGTAAATAACCTTAACTGGCAATCCAGTGCTTGGGTGGAGGAGTGGTACGGTAATGGGTGTACCATCTGTTGTTGTGTCCTCATAGAATAGCCCATATCCTAAATCATTTTTTGTTGAGGGCAGACTACGAATCTTCACTGGTAGATCCTTATCACCAACCGAGATGCCGAGCTGGGGTGCACTCGAGATATTAGGAAAGAAGTGTTGCCCAAGCGGCTTAGCCCCATATACTTCAGATAGGACCGTGCCCACTTGTTGCTTGAATTCATCGGCCCGACCTGGAAATAGCTTCTCAGGAGCATTGGCCATCAATTCTTTGCCCCCATTAATACTAGAGACAGTGTAGAGACTATTCAACTTATTGAGTGCTATATCTTTTGCTGTGTCTGAATCGCCAGACCTCTCATATGAAAACTTGTAGAAGCGCTTGAACTGCTCAACAGCCATGTCAGAGTTCTCAACCCGACCAAAATCTAAGGTGCCCTGAAAATAATCACTTACTACTTCGCGAGCTTCGTCACTTTTAAGAATAACATCGGAACGTAATTGGTCTCTACGCTGTGCTACTAAATCAGTCCGAGGTGCCCGGAGCTGTTCACGAGTTATCTGGATCGCCTCGTCCAAAGGTGTACCCAATTCACGGAGTCGATTGAGATATGTCCCTTCCATTAAAGCTTGCTCGTCTAACTGCTGAGTTGCATGATTGGTCTTAGGATTCTGCATCAAGTTAACCAGCATCTGAGAGTAGAGTTCAGCATTCTCCTTTGTGCCATTTAGTATGTTTGCATTGATATTAGATGCAAGTTTAGGGGCGACGATCCCACCACCCTTGCGTACAAATTGGCTAAAGTTACTAATCACTTCCTCATTCGAGACTTTCTTAAGAGACCCATCTTCATCTTTCATCGAGTTAAGGAGTTCATCAAATGCCAAGTTGGCAGCCTTCTTATGGTCAGCATTCTTGGGATCGAGGGCCGCCCCGGATGAGTACATATTCTTAAGAGCAAGTTCCTCCCTTGCCTTACCGGCAGCCTGTATCTTTAGCGCTGTGCTATTTACCGCACTACCCATTAGTCCCCGGAGAGTGCCTGGATCTAGGTGATTGTACTCGCCTTCCAACAGGTCCTGTAGAATGTTTGTGGGGTCATCGCTTTTTATTTGTGAAGTAATGAATGCTACATCAAGCTGCTTAGTTGCCCGAGCTCGTTGCTGATCAATGGTGCTGGCCTGAACTCCCACGGTTGATAGTCCGCCAATCATCTGATCTAACTGTGCCTGAACATCTTGATATTTACTTGGGTCCAGCTGCACACTATTGATTAAGTTAGTAGATGTGGAGTCAATCTTACTCACATAATTCTGGCGAGTTGCTTGCTTCTCAAATGTTAGTGAGCGACTCTTATATGACCCACGAAGACGATTAAGTCTGTCCTGCATGTGTATTGCGGCCTCTTTAGAGGGGGCGGCATTGAGTAACTGTGAAGTCTGCTCAGCAAACATTTTATCAAATCGATCGGCAAATCCTTTAGGGTTGCTTGAATTCTCTTGACTGAACTGATCATATTGACCAACCATATCTAATTGGAACTGACTGAGATTTGGGCCAAGATACTCAGCCGCCTCGAGGCGCTTTTGCTCAGCCTGTTGTCGGCGACCCTGATTAATCAGATCGTCACCAGTCTCCTGGAGGGCTTGCCCCTCAAAACCAGTTTGTGAAAAGCTTGCCACAGTATTAGGGTTTAGCTCGACACCAAGGGTGGGAGATCTACCGGTGGGGCCAGCGCTGAATCTAGGTATGCGTGCTATGGTCTTTCTCCTTAGTTAAATGCTTTAAGGGTGGTCCCGAGTAATGAGAACCCAGCCTTTTGTAAACCTTGTGAATCGACATTGTCGGATTGATTGCGAGCCTGCTGTGCATAGAAGCTTTGGAGAGCCCCTGTATTCTGGTGCTGTGCTGCTCTGATAGATCCGGCATGTGTGATATCTTCTGCAGCAAGGGCCTCTTGTATTGCCTCATCACCAAGAACGGCCAATGGGGATCCAGATAGTGTGACCCCACTCTTTAGGAACTGGCCAGCTTTGGAACTCAGTCGCAGCTTTGAAATGCGCTCTTGTCTCCGTCTGTCACTGGCTGCCGACTGTATAGCGAGCTGGGAATTCTGTTGAGCAATGGCTGCATTAAACTCATAGGCCCGGGCCTGCTCATTAATGGCATTTGAACGAGACTGCGTCGCCTGGTACTGACCTGCGAACTTAGCAGCCCCACCAAGTAGTTGACTGAATACTCCAACACCTAAATCCATTTTATTCATTCCCCCCTTACATATGCGTATCTAAAATAATTTTCTCTCTTTGGCCCATATGCTGTCATAAGACCTTCCGGCTTAAATCCAAAAAATCTAGCAAATCTGGTACCGGCATCAAAGCCCTCCCGGACCGGCGTCTGCACTCGGTGGTATGGTGTTAGGGCCATCCACATCCGTACAGCCTTAATAAAGGCCCGAGGGTCTCTGCGATAATAGGTCATAATGTCCTCATCCACAAGTGCCCAGAGCTCACCGACCCCACACCACATTGGAACAATGCCGGCCAACATAATCAACTTATCACCCGAGTAAATCGACACTGAGTTCGTTGAATAAGGCAGTGCCAGCTCAAGCGGATTCTTGTCAGGCCCAA